GTCCGCGTCAGAGAGGCTCAAAAGAACATCTGTTCCAGAGCGTTGCTGATCTTGTTGACACCACCCGCTGCCATACCGTAAGGTCCAGGCATAACAGACATCCCACCAGAAATCTGGCGGATTATCTGTAGAACTCGTTGCCAGAAACTATCATTGTCGACAAAGGACACTCCAGGAGGAAGCTGATTAATCACCTTCCTGTAGAGGTCCAGTGCAACAAGGTCACATGGCGAGTTGTTCTGGAACTCGTAATAGCCGCTACCAGGCAGAGCTTGATACTCTACACAGGCCCACGCTTTTACGATTGCGGTATTGGCAGTGTTAGTACCCATGCCAGTCACCTTTATGACCATGCTATCAAACTGGTTATCAAAGCCAGTGAAGCCATTGGTTGTAGCACTCAGTTGACCGAAGTCTCCCAAGGCGGAATAAGGTGTGCTGGGTACTGCTGTGATATACTCCAGAATCTGCGAAAAGTCGAACTTGGCACCTGTATTATAGGTGCCGGCGTAGACTCCGAGATTGAAAGGTCCGGTGTATTGGTCAGCGTTGGTGGCGTTCAGAGCTTGGAGGCCAGCAATAGACCAGAGATTTCCGCCTTCAGCCCCTGTGGTCAAATTATTTTGACGAACAAACAGGGTGGCAGGAAATTTCCAGCATTGGACGTTCCCGCTCCAGGTCATCTGGTTGGCCGTGGGGACCAGCTCAAAATGATTGGAGACGTATCTGAACTTGTCTACAATGTCAGCAGTGCTTGCACCTGCGGTGGCGCCTGAATTGAAGAAAGTGGCGCAGTCTGCATAAGGAACTCCAGTAAACACAGTACTACTGAGTATGGAAGTTCCGGCTGTGACGGTCGCAGTCCAATAGGCGTAACCGGGAGTTGGCAGCACGAGAAAATAATAATCCGTGCTGGCGGAAGAGAAAGCCTGAGAAGACACCAAACGGTGCTTCTTTACTAAACTCTTTCCCTGAAATTCATCAGGAACTCCCCTGACATCGCTGTTAGCGAAGTCAGGCGGGGCAAAGGCACACTTCAGAAAAGACATTCCATCTTGCGAAATGGTAGCTCTACCGCCTCTGACCATAGATCTTATGGTCTGGTTGTAAGCTGTCCTTCCGATGATGGGAGCCGTACCCTTAGGCTGGACCATGGGTCCCATACTCATACCAGCATTGCTGGTGGCATAGACGCCCGATCCGGCTTTTTGGGAACGCATTCTCCTTTTGGCACTCTTTGACATAGACGATGCAGACTTATTTTGCTGTGTCTGCTTAACAGCTTTATTCTTGCGTTGATCCATTGTTAATAATGAGGCCCCTCCACCTCATAGTAACCCACTGATTCTACTAGCTCTAAAATGGACTGATAGTCAGGTCTAGTCTCCAGTTCAGCCTCAAAGCCTATCATGGACATTCTGTATTCCCAGAAGTCCTTGGGCTCTTGGTGCAAGAGATTCATAACCATTTTCTCCTTATTTAGAGCATAGCAGGTGTTTGGCCCGTAATAGTGGCTGCAAAACTCGAAAGAGTCGTTGACGGGGAGGTATTCTTTACAGCGTATTCCGTACTCTAGGTACTTTTCCGCTGCACCCTCCACTGTGTTCTCCACAGAGTCGTCGCCGGCTGCAATGATTTTCCGGGATCCGATTAAGTCAGCTATCCTGACTCTCATGAAAGAGTTGTCTCTGCTCGTCCTAAACTTTCCTGAATTAACTATACCCTTAAACAAGGGCTGAACCAAGGTGCCATCAGAAAACTGGTAAATCGACTCAGTTTCTAGGTACGCTTTGGCTAGCATCAGGTGTTCGAAAACGGGCGAACTGTTCTTCGCAAGTTGGATAGTCGCCTTAGCCGCATCAATTACTTGCCATTGTTTCACGCCCCAATCCCAGCCGGAAATATCTGCATAGGACATAGGCAACCCGCATCCGACAACGTCAGCATAAACGCTGGCGCTGTCCGACGCAGTGAAGCCAATACCAGGTTTAGATGGTATGTCCTTCCAGTTTTGTATTTCTAGCTTGGTGAGGTGCCTGCATAATAACATTTCTATTATTTTGTCAGTAAGTGAAACAGACATGATCAGTCGGACTCGTCCGGTCTTGATTTTGTCCAGTGTATGAGGCTCGTTCTTCACGAAAACCCGTACAGGATCCATCAAGTTGCGGTCAAGTCGCTCCTTCCGTGTCATGGTCTTAAGTTTGTCAATGGGAGTGGAGAGGATCAACTCGATTCTATCAAGTACGATATCATTAAGACGTTCGCCCATGGAGTCCATCAGCTTATCATTGCGCTTGGCAATTTTTGCATGAGGTACTCCAGGGCTGGCTTCGGCTTTTATATCATCCTTGATCTTATCTATAGCTGCGCTCCACTTTTCGCGATCGTAGGTGTCTAAATATGATGGTAAAGTATGTTGTAAGTATTGAGGTAAAATCCGTTGGTCAGACTCCTCTATTTCAGCGAGCGT